CGCAGAAATCTCAAACTGGTCGTCCCTAGTTAAAAAGTTGTACGGAGTGGTGACTCTGGGAAAACCCAACAAGTCCCGATTAACCTGCGTTTTAAATCGATAATTATCAATTATCGGTAGGTTGAAATTTTCCTTCGGCAGGACAATAGGGATACTCTTATCAGCGGTCTTTTGTCCACTGGGAAAAGTTCCCTCGGCCTGCACCGTTTCCCCGTTCCTGACGACGGCATTTTGCCCAACGTCTTCGGGGAGGTTGTAGGCCGTTGTCATTATCGTTGCCCCCAAGTAAGACTGGCTTTACAGGTGTTAGATGCTGCATCAATAGATCTGGCAGCAATAACAAGCACATCACCAGCTGTTCCTGTTGCAGCAGTCGCCTCACGGGTCAGATAGCTGCGGGCGTAACTGAAGATATCGGTTAATGACTGCGTAGAGGCATCTGCATCGCCTGTAAAGAAGGACGCGAGCTGTTCCCCTCCTGTAAAGCCAGAAATAGCATTTGATGAGCTGTCGGGAGAGTTAAACTCCACTGCACTAAGAGTGCCGGATGAGGTGAAAGTGGTTACTGCAGCAGAACTGCTATCAGTAAGAGTGTCAGGATTTTTCACCAACAGGAACTGCGCTCGGTTGGAGCTGACCATTGATAACAACAACGGGAAGGCACGTAAAAGGCAACGCTTTGATTCGCCCTGGTTATTAGTGATCAATTCCTTAATTCGGATGGCCAACAAAGGCTTAAACGTGCTGGTTCCGATACCAGTGACTTTGGAACCATCCTGGGAAAAGATACTCAGCTTCTCGGCGTCCCCACCATCGATGGAAATCTGAGCGCCGTACTTGCGGATATATGCATCAGCACTGAGGGTGCCAGACTTCTCGATGCGGAATTGCATCGGCAAAGTTGGATTGCCTAATGATGGGAAGGGGACACGATCTGAGCAGTTCAGGTTGTGAGCAATAACCCAACGTGCATTCTTTGCAGTTGCACCACCAAGGTTTGCATCCTCGGGAACATAGAACAACAGGCGTGAACCAGTACCCCCGTACCACCCATATTCAATACGGGCCATACAAAGATTGGTCAGGCTGAGTTCATGAATAGAACTGGCTTGTGCTGTTCCAACTAGGCTTGATCCGTTCTCGCCGACCATCTTGTCGCCGTTCCAATATTGTCTTGGAACAATCTCCTCCATGACATTGGGAGAAGAACTAATGATCTTATAAATAGTTCCTAAGTCTGTACGAGTTGGTTGCGCTGTTAATACTGCTGCATCGACAGTGAAAGTCGTTGGGTCAGTTCCCTGCTGCGTATACCCCTTAAGGTGATCAGATGGACGCTCGCCTGAAGAGGTGCGACGTACATAGAACAAGGATGTTCCGACTACACGGATGAAATATCCATCACTGGCATCGAACATGCCATATTCAATAATGGCGGATGTATCAGTAGAAAGAGCCGCACCAAACGAAGCGCTGGTGATTCGACCAGTCTGATAAGGCCAGGCTTGCTTGGTAACCAGGCTGGCTACATTCCCGTTTGCTGAAGCAACCTTAAGGCGACATTCAGCTGCCGATTGGTTCAGCAGATGGTTGACCTGGGTTACCTTTGATCCAGCAGTAGTTTGCTCACTGATGGCCCAGATATTTGGGTCGACATCAATGAGGTTGGTATCATCAAAGATCGCCAAAGGCGTCTGGACACGAGGGATACCCAGAAGATCATCCCGTACCTGAGAAGGCGCGGAAAGATTATCTAGAATCGGGATCGGAGTTTGATCCGATGCAACAACAACAGGGAGTGAATTAGCGGAAGTATTCTGACCAGCCGGAACAGGCGTGGTTCTGCCTACTGTTACAACTGAAACGCCTTCTTCTACACTGGCCATAAAGTTTTACCTAGCTGACGGAATCTCTGGAAATACGAGGAAGGACTTCTAGAGTCCCGATTGCAAGTGTGTCTTCTTTATAGACACTCACCGATCCTTGAGTTGATCCAACTGAAAATGCGGGAGCACCTGCAGTTGTTGGGTCAATTTCAAATACAGTGGTACTAATAATTGAAAGTTTATTAGCGTTGAAATCAACCCCATCATAAACACTTTGGCCGGTTCCAGACAGAATGATCTGGTCTTCAACGGTAAGCCTGTGGGCGGCAGAGGTAGTAATACGAACCTTGTTTGCAGTTACGCCGCCTGCAGTCGTAAATGATGTGCCTGAAGAAATAGAGCTAATGGTGGCCTGTGGTGAGGAAAAGTACTCACGCAAATCCCATAAAAACTTGCCCTGTAACTCGTCAGAAGGATCAGCAGCAATGGCTAAACCAGACTGTGATTCACCACGCTCTGTATACCCAAGAGGCACATTTCGACCCAAAGCCTCGGTCTGACGACTGGTTAGCTTCAAAGCGATCTTGCCTTTAGCTGCATCTAGCTCAACAACACCAAAACTGTCGACTGAAGAAGAAGGCGTGGTGCTGTCATTGAAGAATCGGCGGATATCAGCCACCAAAACAGAACTTGAAAAATCATGAGGTGTCCCCCATGGTTTCTCTATGTTCAGGTACAGCTCATCAAAGCTGTCACCCTCTCGTACAGTTACTGCGATATTGTCAAGAGCCATTAGTTACTTACCGAGTAGCTTGCGTAACAACCGAGACTGAGGAGTATTGGTTGCTCCAAGTTGCGGTTCTTCTGGATTAGTACGAGCTTTATCTAACTGTAACTGATGTAGCTGTACGACTGACTTGTAATACTGGGCATTAAGTTCAAGAAGTCGTTTGATCTCGCCCTCAAGGCGATATACCCTGGATTGCAATGCTGCAGGAGGTACGGGCTTCTCCAGATAAACAGTATTGGTTACAGGTTCAGAAAACTCACTTAGTTGTGCGATGGTTTGATCACGCTGAGCTAAAACTAATTCAGAAGTCTTTTTATATCCTCTTAGTTCGTCCTGAAGCTGTTTGATCCTTAAATTGGCTTCAACCAGATCTGTACTGAGTTGGCTGTTGTCGTCAAGAGTATCGGTAAGCTCGCTCGCAACACGCTTTAACTGAACACGCTCGTATACAGACGCCTTAGGGGCAGTTTGTTGAGCAGTCTTCTTAGAATTATCTACCCCTGGAGTCACGTCATAGCTGGGAATGGAGGGCACCCTCCAACGTAAAGTGAAATCGGTACGTCGGATGTCTCCATCTTGCTTGTAGCCGATCAAATAATGAACTCCAGCGGGTGTGGGGTCAAGTGCAATGTCTATAGAACCTTCAGTGACTGGATAAACACGTTCGTCCCTAGACACACCAAAAAAGGGTGCTGAAGGCTTGACCACCAACACACCAGTACGATCATCTGAGAATAATTTGCCGTGTACTCTGGTCACAATTAGACCTCGCGATAACTAAGTGAAATACCGACGTTGGCTGTACCTGTTAAAACAGCGTTAATCTTTTCGCCTAAATCAGACTCAAACAGCCCTAAAGCGTTGGATAGATGCACCGTCCCATTCACAGGTATATAAATCTTGCCAGTGACGTTATCCGTTCCCCCTGTCTGAAACTGGATGTTGCAAGCGGCATCTGCACTCAACGTCAATGACATAACCCTGAGTTTGGTACTGGCAACTAGGGCGATGATGTCAACACTGGCAGCAGTATCAACAGCTTTAAATTTGAGGTTATTGGTAAAAGTATCGTGAAATGAAACAAGCCCATCTGTTGTGACATTTGTACCTGAAGTGCGGATATATGCGTCCGCTCCATTGGCATCTCTTCCGTATAAGGACATCAGACGAAACTAAGGAAAACTGCATTGTCTGAATCCGCAAAAATTGTCGCGAACATAGACAAGATAAGCGTACCGGACGTTACCCAATTGGTTTTTGTGCCGTCACGAAGTATCGCTCTTATCCTTACTTTACCGCTAGCAGCATCACCAAGAGTTAGATCAGCCTGCGTGGTGTAAAAATAACCTTGACTTTCATACCGACCAAGAACTTCGCTATAAAGCTCAACCTCATAACGGTCGACACTGGTATCAGGCACTTCAGAACTAAATGCAGAGCCAGCATAAATAAAATCAAGCGCTCCTTGAGCAAGCTGAGAAGGCGGTTCCCAAAAAACAGTCAGGCGTGAGGTTTCAGGTATAGCAGCCATTAGGGTGACGGGTTACGTATTTTAAAACTGATGCCATTAGTGCGTAATGCTAGATTTCGCCCACCACTTAAAAAAGTTATTCCTCCATAATCCACTTCTTCCTTATTGACATAATCATATTTAGCATGATCATATTTAATACCAATAACGCTAAAAGTTCCGTCCGCATCTTCTTTTATTTTTTGAATGCGATAACGATTGAATTGATTAAGCGCATTATTAGTTGAGCCTTCATTTACTAGGATCCACATCATATTAGAAGAAGGGACCGATGAGAAGGAACCCTGTAAGCTAATACTGAATTCAGTTACAGAAGAAACCGTATTCCGTTGCACTACCCCTGCATTGGTATATGTATATAACTTCCAAGCGCCATTGCCATAGTTGACTCTGCTGGTTAGCTTCCTATCGACAACAAGCTGATTAGAAGTGGCAGAAACAATTCGGCCACCTGATTCAATTCTAGTTTTTAATGGATCCCCAATAAGACATACATCCCCAGGAATCAACATCGCACCCTCAGGGCCAACACTGAACATAACTGTTTCAGTGGATCTGATATTAGTGGCCAGCGTGTAGCGCCCTAAACGTTTAGCTAAATTTCTATCTGTACAACCTAGAGCACGAATCTTTTTAAGGTTATAGCCATATTTTTGCATCGCATCTCGGTCTTCAACTAGAATCTTGGCTTCCTTGTAAAAGTTTGAACTGTCGATGTAGCTGACTTGAACCGCAGTACTTCTGGCCTTGCGAGCAGTGCCCTCATAAACGAAAGCGGGCGTGTCGATGCTGTCGCCACTAGATTCTTGAATTACATTCGCCTCAGTAAAAAGTCTGTAGTCTTGAATTTGATCGTCTTTAACTTGATCATCGATAACAACGGTAATTGCCCCGCCAAGATAAATCAATTGCCCCTGAAATGTGGAAGTAATGCTGCGTAAGAGTTCGATAGAATCCGCATCACCAGCAATGGTTGCATCAAATGTGATTTTATGCTCATCACAATATTGCTGTGCTTTATAGAAAGACGCTAAATCAATATCTGAAAGCCGTATACCCGGCTGATAAACGACTTGACTTAAAGGAGCATTAGTGGTGAAGGTGCGTTGACCGGCCCCATAGCGGGGGTTAGTCAGCAGATCAAGTACAACACATGCGGGATTACGCGAATACTCATAGCTGACACTAAGGCTACGATTCAGAACTGGGACTTTTCTACCTCTGATCTTTGCAGTGATGGAGGGTAGGCTAGTTGTGGCTCCCGCAGGGAAACTACACGCAAGCATAGAAGTGAATGGATAAACAAGTTTCTCATTCCATAAAACTTCCATTGATAGCCAGGTGATATCACCCTTTACCCATGTAAATTGTGTGGTGCTGTTACCGCCTTTTTTGTTAACCGGTTGCTTAATATCACCTCGATCAGTTCTCTGAACTTTTACTGATACCGGTTGCTGTCTTCCAGAAATATCAATCTCATGAACAGCCACGCTGTTTGCCAAAAGTTTACTGCGCTCAATCTCTTCTTGATGAAATTGAACACCGTTAGCAAAGGCTGTGATTTGATATTTAAGTGGATTATTGCCACCTCCACTGTCGTCTTCTTCTGTGTATTGTCTAAAACTTGAAGTCGTCTTACCATTGCTTTGGACGCTTCTGGTCTTGGTCTGATAACAAGGCTGTTCTTGAATACGCACCCTTATCTTGTCGGCATACGAATTATTAATAGATCTAATTTCTGTTGCACTAGGTGACTCTGCCTCGCTGAGCCGGTCTTCGTAACTTCCACCAGCCTTAGGGAAAGACGCTCCAATACGAAGATGAAACCCTTGGTTCTGAAGCAGACTTAAAGATGATGATGAAGTTTGTGTGCCATTAGTGAACTGAATATTATCAACTCCAGCTGCTGTCGCCTTCAATCCATTGAAGAACAAATTTTCGTCCTGTGATCCTGCAAATCCATTGATCTCTCCCTCAGACACCACCGCCATCCAAAACCCCTTGGGCTCTGAAACATCCTCCCCATCTTGGATATATGAGCTGACAACAGGCATCTTGGTTACAAGTGTTTCCCCATAAACAACGGGGACTGGTGTGCCATCGGCTGCTGTAGCTGATGCTGCATTCGTAATGGCCTCGTCCGCTGGACGACCTTCCTGTTTAGAAGATGGTTCTGGTACGCCCGGTGCAAATAAACCCGCAACACCTGAGAAAATTAAACCAAAACCTAAAGATGCAATGGCAGGTGCAATAGCAGCTCCCACTGTCATCAAGCCGAAGCCTGTGAAGGCAAAAGCGACTAAAGCAATACCAATAAGAATTTTTCCAAAACTGCTGCCAAAAAATGAGCCCGTAATGACTGGAACCAAAGTCATCTGAGATGTTCCAAACGAAAGGTGGTCATAGCCAACCAACTCCTCGCTATTTAAAAGTTGAAAATAAACACCAAATTCATGCGCTGAAGATAAGAATGCACGGAAACCTGGCAAGAGATGGCACAAAGCTCTTATCGCTTCATTAGGTGTGCGCACATTTAATTCATGCTCATAGCCAAAGCGTTTGCCTGCTACTCCCTCTAGCCGTATCTTCATCATCTGTTTAAAACCTTGTCAAAAGTTTCGATCTGACCGGCAGGACTAAGGATCTCAAGCCTGTCTGCTTCGACAACATATAAATAAGAGGTTAGTTCCATATTGGCGGATACAACTATGTCGTGCTCACTAAAACTATGGTCACCTACAGGATGTGAATGAAAAATTACATCCGTACTGTATTTTAAATAATCTTGAGCGGAGATTAAAAAACCTCCCGCAGGCTCATCAGCTTGGTTTGCAACCTGTACGGGTTTTCCATCAACGACAAACCCACAGGCCTCGTCTGGCAATGCCTTACGGGATATCTGGGCTATACGACGATGTAAAAGCTTGGCCATAACTGCTATTAATTAGTGGTGGCAGGGAAGCCCCCAAAACGTAAGTCAGTGCCGAATCGCTCCTTACATGCACCTAGAGTTTTGGGACACTCATCAGGCGAACTGACCGCAGATCCAGTGTAATTACACTCAGGCCCACGGTACTCAAACGGGCAATAATTGCTGTACATCCTGCGCTTAGGCAGATTTAATCCCTCAAGGTCAAATACGGAATTGAGTTCGTAAACAACACCCAATTTAGTTTCCTCGATTTTACGTGAAAACCACCATGTGTCGGGCGTGAAATGTGCGTTCGCGTCATATGATGACTGAGCCACACCATCAATTGCTTTCAAATACTTGGCATAAGTCCTTATGCGGGTAACGCTAAAACCAATTAGATCTTCAAAATCTAAATTATATAGTGTCATCTGCCCATACACGTTTGAAATGCTTAGCTTTGGCTGTGGCAATGAATTACTGCCACTTAATTCAAAGCCTGATGCTGCAATTGGTAGAGGTAGATAGGTACGCATTACGCCATCTCTGTCTACATATTGAACAGAGTTACCACCAGACTGCTCTGGAGACACAAGAAATAAATCATTCGTCCATGAAGACGCAAAAGTTGAACTGTTCCCAGTTATATGAAAAAGGATAATCGGAGAATCTTGAACTAGCTTCCGACTCTCCTTAATTATTTTTCGATTAGGCATAAGCGTGTGCCTCGATTAATGTGAAGCTAAATTCCATGGCACCGCTGGCGGGCATGATCCGACGCTGGTAAGTTGAATCCTTTAGACGATACCGACGTTGCTCAGTTGAAAAAGGCGTCAGTGTTGTCAAGAAGTAATCTCCCTTGCAGACCTTGTCGAGTCTGTTTTGGAATTGAGTTTGAATACCACCAGCCCTGATTGGTTCTGTTTTGACTGCATATTCAGTCATACGTGAATTAATTCCATCAGATGCAATGACTTCATAGCCATCTCCGTAACCATATTTACGGACTCTGTGTGAAGTAACCTCCTGTATATCTAGACGAAGATCAAGAGTTAAATTAACGTCGGCCATTGTAAAGAAGTCCTCCAACTCTGCGCTCATCCATGATCACACGCTTGACAGCGGAGTCGATGGCTTTACCTAGTTTATTGGCATTATCACCAGACGATTGTGTATCGGTCTGACCACCTTGATCAACATTAACCGTGATATTGGTTTGAACAGCTCCCGCTCCTCCACCTTTACCCATATCGACTGGTATAGATCGACCATTAGGTAGGGGCACAACAGCTTCGTTCATGCCCCCCTCGCCGATCAAGGCGTTCGTAGGCCCGGTTACGATGCCTCCCTTGGCAAACTGTCTAATGCCAAAGTTAGGCCCAAAGGTTCCAAAACCTTGACCTCCACCGTTCTGAATAATTCCATTTCCCGCTCCGATTCCTACAGAACTAGGCATATCAACTTGTTGGCCTACATTTGCACCGCCACTGAATGAACCACCAAACATTCCGATTGCCGTCTTTAATAGCTGAATCACAATCAGTTTGGCGATCATCTGGCTAGCCATCTTCACGAAGGCTTCTCCAACAGACTTAAAGAAGCTTTGGAATGCTTGAGTGGCTGACATCGTGCCATTCACTAGACCTGAAATAGCCGTACTAATACTTTGCTCGATTGTTGATGCAATATCTACTATTCGAGCTTGAATATTATTGATATATTCCGACGCAGCGCCGATATATTCTCCAATCGCTCCTGCATTCTGTTTTTGTGC